GTCGAGCATCAGCATTACATAACACTCGTTCAAGACGGTGGTACTAATACTGGCGGCAATCAACTAGTCTCATATTTTGAATATGGTGCCCCCGATCTACATCCTGAAGGTTTTCCAGTTGTAACAGATTTGCTTGTAGGTGTTGCGGCTGAAAATTGTACAAAGTATAATGATGATACACTTGAACTTGACATTATGATTATCGCTGAAAAGGTAAAACTAACGAAAGACGACATGGAAGCGATGCTCACCCAAGCAACTGACCTTTGAGGTGGTTAGATGGGTATGGTAAAAGATGTCGTTAAAGACATCGCAACCGGCGTTGTAGTTGGTCTTATTATTGGGGATGAAGAATATCAGTTCCCTATTGATATGGTGGCTATACCAGCGTTTCAAATGCACATGCTACAAGGTACGCCATCTATGCAAGTTTACATCAAAGCCGGTGAAACATTAGTGCCAACAGGCGGTAACGTGGCGGATATGAATGAGAACCTGGCAATTGAGCCTAGCTCGAAAGCACCAGAAACAAAGAAGCGTAAAGTATCAAAGTGGAATCGTTATGTTAAGAAAAAAGCAAATCATATTAAATTAAAGTCTGGTAAACTAGATTTGAAGAAAATGGCAAAAGAATTTGCTAAAACTCAAGGTAAGAAAGCAATAAAAAAACAAATAAAAAAGAGGCGTAAATAATGGCAATACATGAGATAAGAGAATCAATAAATACAACTATTACTGACGCTGGAGAAAATACCGTATATATTGTTAACGAAATTGACCTTCAACGTGGCAAAAGGCATACAATAAACGCGATTGATGTCTTTATTGATAATTTGTGGGTGAGCCAGGCGGGCGATGATGAAATTTATGGTGAAGTTGTTTTAACATCTCAACCAATGTTCTTAACTTCGCAACGATACAATGCTGATTTTGCGCAATCTACACCTCAAGTGGGTGTTGATACAATATTGCATAAAACACAATTTTTAGTGCCTGCTACTGGAAGGCCTACACCCATAACAATATTACAAGAATTTCCCAATAATTTTCTTGGTTCAATGCCAACTTTTAGTTGGTACACTCCTAAATTATATTTGTATGTTGTATTTTATGCTACCCCAAGATTAAGTCCTGTTACAATTAATGACATTAGAATTAGCGCATACGTGGCAGTAGATGAGCGTAACGCGTCGTATGTGCCTTACATGTTAGGCAATATTAGAGAGAAATCTATAGCGCAAATCGCTAAAGTTGCATCACTAGGGCGCATGATTCCTACTTCTCGTATTATTGGTCAAACCTTTCCTATGTATCTTTACGGTGGTGCGCGTACCCAATTAATGATGACTAGCACAGGTTTAGCGAATTTCTATTATCAGTTAGACCCATTATCGGCTGAGGATATGTTGTCAACACAACAACAAAGAAATTTTGTCCAAGCTGGGCGTGCTATGGTTGCATTTGACGCGCCTTTCGGTTCCGATCTAGGCGGTATATCTGGTAATGTGCCAGATTGGGTTTCATTAATTGCTTTGACTGGTGTTGTTAGTGGGGCAGTTCGTGACCAATGGCCGGCCGTCAAGTATGAAGATAATGGAAATGTTAGGATGATGTAATATGCCACGTAAGAAAAAATTTAATTTCTTAGATTTTATTAAATCACGACAGGTGGATGAAGAAGAATGATTGCGCCAATTGACCAAGAGCAAAACAATAAAATTGCTTGGTGCGAAAAATTACTTTACGCCCTTGTGTTATTACAATTTCCACAAATAGCCACATTACTTTAAGCAAAGTCAAACAAACTTGTTTGCTCTAATATCGCTGTGAGTAAAGCCATAGACAACGGGAGAGGGATTTCGGCTCGATAATTACTCCGAATAGGGGAATGTCGTTTATCTTTGCTTGCTTTTGTTGGTAGTTTGCCCTGCAGCATAATTTCTGGAAATGTACCCCACAAAACATATGCACCAATAATTTGTTTCGGTTTACCCAAATACTTCTCAAAATATCTTATTGAACCGACCACGTTTTCAACAATCCAATATTTAGGTTTTACAATTTTTATGATGTCTAACGTGGCCTCAAGTAAATGCATTGGCGGATTATATTCATCCAAATTTCCATATTTGCGAACATACAATGACTTAGGTGCTGAGAATGCGTTGCTAAAATAATAGCAAGGTGGACTTGCCATAATTATGTCAGGCCGTTGTATTTCTAGCCCTCTTGCCTGACACTCTAATAAATAATCACGCACTTCTAAAACATCTTTGAGTTGAGTGTGTGCCACGTCCTGTAACAGTGGATTATTTTCAATCCTAATAACTTCGCAACCATGTCGAACAAATGCCTCGCTCCATCCACCAAGTCCAGAAAACAGATCTAGGACTTTCATGCTTTCACTTCCATTATCATAACTATGCCTGGATCCGGACAGTCTTTGTATTGTCTACAATGAAATTCAACTCTATATGTATAATCACGATAAGGTTGACTAACAACGATTCTTAATCGACTGTCACAACGTGGACACCATGATGCCGCATCTTCTAGTTGCTTCAATCAATCAACCCCTTGTCATATAAATCAGTGTGGCATTTTTTACAGATTCTTATTGTAAGTCTTGCTATTTTTCTTTTGTATGCCTCAATCACTTTTGTCTGGTGAGCAATTAAATCAAATTGGTCTTTGTTTACCGCACATGTATGAATCGCAGTTCTAATAACTGCGCTCATCGTTTCATCATCTCTTTTTAATTCTAACATCTCGTTCCAAGTGTCATCGCTCAAATATATGGTGTGTTGTCTACCCATGATTTACCCTGTATAGGTAGAGTATATTAAGATTTTCAAAAAAATATCCGGACAAGCCGGATTTTACCGCCTTTCCGGTGGAAAGGACGGGTTCGCAACAGCCGTACGGCCTCCCTCTGACCCCTGTGGGAGTTGCGAGGGTTATAACAAGTCCGCTTTTTAGAAGATTGAAGTGATGTTTATAGGGTGTCGGCGTGCCCAGCTAAGTATGGCAAAAGGAAAAAACGACCTAATTTTGAGAGATAGAATGCAATTTACGTTTACTGGTGACGATATACCCACGTTATACGGTAGAGTTGATTTATCAGATTATGTATCAATACCTAAATCAGAAGGATTGAAAATAAAAGAAATCAGATTTCAAGTAAGAAATACTGGTACTGCTAACACAGGTTCTTTTAATCAACTATTATTAAATCCTGGTGGAAGTACCACAACTGCTGGTGCTGCCTTTTTGAAAATGTATACTACTACTACCGCTTACGAAACTGCGGTCGATGTAGGAATTGGTTCACCAAATGTAATCAACGTGGTCGAGCATCAGCATTACATAACACTCGTTCAAGACGGTGGTACTAATACTGGCGGCAATCAACTAGTCTCATATTTTGAATATGGTGCCCCCGATCTACATCCTGAAGGTTTTCCAGTTGTA